TCTTCTTCTTTAATATAGGAGAGAAAAAGAATAAATGTTTTTAATGCGGGCCAACTTTTTTCGTTTATCTTAAAGAAGCACATATTGGTTGCGGCTTCCATACTAAAAACATTGTAGATCAAAATAAGGTGATTAAGTATCAACCTTTCGTGTAGGCCTTTACCGTTTTCGTATTTAGTAAATAGCTTCTTAAGATACTTGAATCTGTAAAGATCCTCGTAAAACTCATCCACGTCTAAAACCCTTGGATTGGTATAATTCTGTGCTGCGTATAAATTAAAATTGGACGCGTTAAGATTACTATTACTAATCATATAGTATCTATATAATCATAACTAATCACAAGGAGCTAATTCATTGGGAAGCCAAACATAAGAAGAAACGCAATACTTTGGATTTGATACTGGTGTAGCACCTTTATGCGGAAAGTTCCATGTTGGAGGAAACACACAAACAGAACCAGCAACAGGTTTAATTGCAAGCTCTTCTCCAATATCAAATAATGTTTCTCCGCCTTCCTTTACATCATTTAAATACCAAAACATAACAATAGCTCTTTTGGCTGATTCCTGTGAAGCTGCGTCAATATGCCAGTCAAATATACCAGTATTTGGCTCATACCTTTTTATTCTAGGGGCTTCATAATCCTTTAATACTTCATAACAAGGAAGTCTGTCGCGAAGAATGTTATGTGTGTTATCCATATAGAATTTGCTTATCCCTTGCATCAGTTGTCCCATTTGAGAACGAAAAGGCGCAAACGCTGAGTGGTCAAGCATGTTAATTTCTTCAAAATCGAAAATCTTATTTTTCCTTTGTACTCTTTCCTCTTTATGAATAGAGTCATAAGTTTTAATAAGAGATTTGCACATGCTTAACGGCATTGCGTTCTTTATGTGCATGATATAATCTGCTAGTGTCTTAATCATTTTTACAGTTGCTGTTTTGGTAATATATATCCCTTCGGGAATAAAGTTGAGTAGAATCCTTAATGATCATGGATCTATTATACCAAAATCCTTTAAGGCTGTAAAGGAAAAAGGAAAAAAATATTCAATTAGAATTATTTTAATCTAAAGGGGAAGGCCATATCCCCGGACGAACCTCTTCCGCCCAGAGAAGATCCCGCGAGAATCGTTCGGCAACTATCTCACGCGTTTCTTCGTCGTAATAGCTACTCCAATGCGCTTTCTCAGTCTTATTACTATGTATTAGCTCTGGGACTGATATTCCAATTTTATTGCAAGCGGTATCAAGCCCTTTTTGCAATCCATCTTCAAAAAAGAAAATGTCATCTACGATCACGTTTCCATCCCCTTCTTCTACCATGGCCAGTTGGTTATTCCATTCGTGACCATGGGTGCAATAGTGAAAACTGGCCACATCCTCCAACATCCAATCGCGAAAGGACTTATCCTTGGCTGGCCGAGAACATCTCGTATCTTCGAGTATTTGTCTCCTATAAAAATAGCTTGAAACCATCCGATCAAAAGGGTTTCGAAAGAAAGCGAAAGAGTACATTTCTTCCCATAAATCAGCTCCTATTAACCGCTTCGTTAGCTTAGCGCATAAGTGGTCGTAGTCCGGGTGTAGAGGGTCCTCGTAATCTGAAAGGGCTTCCGTTATCGAAGTACCTCCAGTTTTATTGACATGGACAAAAACAAATGTGTTATTCAATGAGATCATTTATTTTCGGCGGGTGGGGTTCTCTAGAAGAAATTTACGTGCAGACGCGGCCGAGGATTGCGCTGAGATTTTTAACATAGTAACTTCAGGTTTCCGCGATCTCTCATGGACGTGCATATGAACACTATTTGTGTTGGGAGGTGGGGCAGCAAAACGCCATTTACCAAAGTTCTCTTCCGGCCCAAAATAATCCACATCAAACAAACGAGGAACTTGTTCGAGTGCTGTTTGTTCGACAAATGTTCCTGGACCACCAGCTTCGTATTGCTCGATCCACCATTCACAAAATTCTATCGACCGAGTCGCGAGCATACCCGCATTAAAAAGCGAGTCGCGAACGTAAAGAGGGATTCGTGTCTTGCCGTCCAAGTCCCTGGTGGTGAGTTGCAGATCCCCATGATAATTAGGGCTTAACACCACGTCTGCCCAATACTCTTTTCGATACGGGGATTGAATAAATGTGATATCGCAATCCGCGAGAAGCACACCGCCAGGATGCATCTCGGTCACTCGCCGAAGAGCATCGAGTTTGCACCATATTGCTTCCAGAATCCAATGTTTTGCCCAAACATTTACATTACCCACACGACCAACTGCGTGGTTCAAATCTAGGGGAACAACCTGAACATTCTCAACATTGACTTCCCGTGCATATTCCATTACGCGGCTTTCCGAAACATCTGTTGCGACATATAAAGGAATGCTAGGATAGCATACTCGCGCGGTTGGCAACCATTCACGTAACTCGTGTATTAACGCTTCAGTGCAAACCGTAACAACTGCTTCGATCACCATTGGAGTCCCAAATGATCTAAAATCTTTCTGGTTCCGAGTAATTCGCTTAGAAGAATAGTCTACGCGTGAATACAAACCCCTATTAACCAGATCAGAAGCTCCAGTAGTTTTTAAGCGGGTTCGTTTAATCATTGTAACTTAATACCACTTCGATATATATTGGACCTTGCGCTGCAACTGCTCCGCTACCCTCCCCTTCGCCGGGATCAAAGATCTCAACCTCGATCACGTCGCCGGCGGAGAAGGATGAGTTGTATTCAGTCACGCCATAGCCGTAATCAGCATAGGACGAAGCACTGGACAAAGTAATGTTACTCCCAATATCCGAGTTGGCGTTGAGAATAGAAAGTTGAACATCCTCGGTGCCCGGATCGTCTACCACGGCTCCGACCCAGTGAATTGTTCCAGGCTTGGTCGCGACGAACAGTAATTCTTTTTCGTTAGCAGCTAAACTTGCGTCAAATACCTGATATTCTCTACTTATACGAGACCCGCCGGTATCGCCTTTCGTCCCATTTGCGCGGATCACCCAGGCTTCCGAAGCATCGCCGTTTAAGGAAGTGGTACCATTGTTCGAAGGGGCTTCGGTGTCTGCGTTGACCGTTGCCACAAAAAATTCCACGTAGTCACCGGATACCAGATCAATAGGTGTATTCGCAACTTCAATGGTCCACCAATCCCAAGCGGTCCAGGTGTTCCGAATATAGGAAGTCCCTCGAGGGTAGCCTACCACCGAGCCATTTACTCGGATCTGAACAATGTGCATGCAGCGTTCCGTACTTGCTGAATAGACCGAGATACTCCCGCCCACATAGTAGGTTCCATCCTCTCCAATCGTGAAGCGGGTATTGTTGGCAGAGGACCATGTGATATTTGTTCCCGTCTTCACTTCCGTCTGCCACGGAATCGCCGCTGGCGTGCCATTAATCGACTGGGTTGAAGTTGAGGATCTCTTCGCATAGTCCAAATCTGCGTACTCCGCCTGTGCGGTTGCCGATATGGTTCCGTCACCCGCTATTGCAATATTAGTTCCAGCAGTTAAGGCTGCAACAACATTGGTTGTATCAGTAACATCTGCACTTGTTTCAATACCATCAAGCTTAGCGCCATCAACTGAAAGATCCCTGCCGTCAACCGTTTCCAATCCCGACATTACAATGTTACCGGTCATGGTTCCCCCGGCCAAAGGTAACTTAGTAGCGATACTATTTGTTACAGTAGTAGAAAAGTTAGCATCATCTCCTAAGGCTGCGGCAAGTTCATCTAATGTATTAAGTGCGGCGGGAGCACCGCTGATTAAATCGTTAATGTGGGTGTCAATCTCATTATCAACATAGTATGTACTTGCATAATTTGGATCTGACTCAGGAACCCAGGATGGAGTAACATTCGCGTTGGTTGCTATTCCGTCTAGTTTGGTTTTATCACCATCAGCGAAAGCCCCTTCAGATGGTTGGAGCTGATAAGAAGATAAATCTTGATCGCCAGTATTTGTTCCGCTGGTATTTCCAATGACAATCTTTTCGGCATCGGTAACGTAATTATCGTCAGCACCAAGAGCTGTAGCGTAATCGGCGGGATTAAAGGACTTAACATCAGCTAGATTTGTAACCTCGCTATCCATTAATGCTCCGGCCGCCGTGACATTAGTAGTGTCAGTTACATCTGCACCAGCTTCGATACCATCTAATTTGGCGTGATCGGCAGTAGTAAAGTTCTCATCAGTTTGCGATGTAACGCTAAAGTCAAGTTTACCACCCGTATCATCATAGGTTACAGAGATTCCGCTTTCGGTATTGGTAGTAACCATTCCTCCAATAATATCCTGAACTTCTTCATCGGACAGTTGGGTATTTGTATCGGTAGAGGATATGGTACCATCACCTGCAATAGTAATATTAGTTCCTGCGGTTAACGCGCTTACGACGTTATCAGTATCAGTTACATCGGCAGATGCTTCGATACCATCAAGTTTGGTATGATCTGCATCTGTGAATACGTTAGAGTCCGTGGCAGAATCAACAAGTGATCTAATCTCTGATGCTGTTTGATCAGCGGTAGCATTTGCTTCAATACCATCAAGCTTGGCGCCGTCAACAGAAAGATCTCGACCGTCAACTGTTTCAGAACTTGACATAACAATATTACCTGTCATGGTACCTCCTGCAAGAGGCAACTTGCTAGCAATGTTATTTGTTACAGTCGTTGAAAAGTTAGGATCATCACCCAATGCTGCTGCAAGTTCATTTAGTGTATCAAGTGTGCCAGGCGCAGCATCAACTAAATTTGAAACCTCAGTATCAACATAAGTTTCGGTTGCGTAACTAGGGTCAGATGAAGGAACCCATGCAGGTGTTACATCAGCACCAGAGGATATACCATCAAGTTTCGTATGATCCGCGTCAGTAAAGACATTGGAATCCGTAGCCGAATCAACAAGTGATCTAATCTCTGATGCTGTTTGATCAGCGGTAGCATTTGCTTCAATACCATCTAATTTGGCATGATCGGCCGTGGTAAAGTTCTCGTCAGTCTGTGATGTGACGCTAAAGTCAAGTTTACCGGCCGTGTCATCATAGGTAACGCTGATTCCACTTTCGGTATTGGTAGTAACCATTCCTCCAACAACATCCTGAACCTCTTCGTCAGATAGTTGGGTATTTGTATCAGTAGAAGATATGGTTCCGTCACCCGCTATTGCAATATTAGTTCCAGCAGTTAAGGCTGCAACAACATTGGTTGTATCAGTAACATCAGCGCTTGCCTCGATATTTTCGAGCTTTGATTTTTCTGAGTCAGTAAAGGCATTTGTATCTGTTTCACCTTCGTATGCCGTTTTAATTTCCGCGCCAGTTTGATCGGCAGTAGCACCAGATTCTATTCCGTCTAGTTTGGTTTTATCACCGTCAACAAAAGCACCCTCGGAAGGTTGTAGTTGGTACGAAGATAAATCCTGATCACCCGTGTTGGTCCCGCTGGTATTTCCAATGACAATCTTTTCGGCGTCAGTAACGTAATTATCGTCAGCACCCAGCGCGACGGCATAATCGGTGGGATCAAAAGCCTTAACATCAGCCAGATTCGTAACCTCGCTATCCATTAAAGCTCCAGCAGCGGTTACGTTAGCAGTGTCAGTTACATCAGCACCGGATTCAATACCATCAAGCTTTGTTTTATCACCGTCGACAAAAGCACCTTCTGTTGGTTCTAATTGATAAGAAGATAAATCCTGATCACCAGTATTTGTTCCACTGGTATTTCCAATGACAATCTTTTCAGCATCGGTAACGTAATTATCGTCAGCACCAAGAGCTGGTGCGTAATCACTTGAATCAAAAGCCTTGACCTGATCCAGATTAGTTACTTCCGAATCCATTAATGCCCCAGCAGCAGTTACATTTGCTGTATCAGTTACATCGGCGCCAGATTCAATGCCATCTAATTTAGTATGATCGTCAGTGGTAAAATTTTCGTCTGTTTGAGAAGCTACTGAGAAGTCAAGCGTACCATCAGTATCATCGTATGTAACAGAGATTCCACTTTCGGTATTAGCGGTAACCATTCCTCCGACGATATCTTGAACTTCTTCGTCGGAAAGCTGGGTATTTGTATCAGTAGAAGATATGGTACCATCACCGCCTATTGTAATATTAGAGCCCGCGGTTAAGGCCGAAACAACATTGGCCGTATCGGTAACGTCCGCTCCAGATTCAATGCCATCAAGTTTCGTTTTATCACCGTCAACAAAAGCACCTTCGGAAGGCTGTAATTGGTACGATGATAAATCCTGATCTCCAGTATTTGTTCCGCTTTGATTGCTAAGCAGGGTTTTCTCTGCATCAGTAAAGGCGTTTGTGTCTGCCTCACCCTCATAAAGAGATTTGATCTCAGCACCAGTTTGATCAGCAGTTGCTCCAGCTTCGATACCGTCAAGCTTGGTATGATCTGCTGTGGTAAAGTTCTCATCGGTCTGAGAAGCTACAGTAAAATCAAGTGTACCGTCTGTATCATCATAGGTAACAGAGATTCCACTTTCTGTATTTCCTGCAACCATCCCTCCGACGATATCTTGAACTTCTTCATCGGACAGTTGCGTATTCGTGTCGGTAGAGGATATAGTACCATCACCCGCAATAGTAACATTGGTTCCAGCCGTTAGTGCGCTTACGACGTTATCAGTATCGGTAACATCAGCTCCAGTCTCAATGCCGTCCAGCTTTGTATGATCTGCATCAGTAAAGGCGTTTGTGTCTGCCTCAGCCTCGTATGCAACCTTAATTTCTGCGCCAGTTTGATCGGCAGTTGCTCCAGATTCGATCCCATCAAGCTTGGTCCCATCAACCGAAAGATCCCTGCCGTCAACTGTTTCCGATCCCGACATTACAATGTTACCGGTCATGGTACCACCGGCAAGTGGCAATTTAGTCCCAATCGAGGTACTTACAGTTGTTGCAAAGTTAGGGTCGTCTCCTAATGCCGCGGCGAGTTCGTTTAGTGTATCAAGTGTGCCTGGTGCTGAATCAACAAGGTTGGAAACCTCAGTATCTACGTATGTTTCAGTAGCATAACTTGGATCTGACGAAGGAACCCACGCGGGTGTAACATCAGCACCTGAGGATATACCATCAAGCTTTGTGTGATCTGCATCTGTGAATACGTTAGAGTCCGTGGCTGAATTAACCAAGGTTCGTATCTCATCTGCGGTTTGATCCGCAGTTGCTCCAGTTTCGATACCATCGAGTTTGGTGTGATCCGCAGTTGTGAAATTTTCGTCTGTTTGAGAAGCTACAGTAAAATCAAGTGTACCGGCCGTATCATCATAGGTAACGTTGATACCACTTTCGGTATTAGTGGTAACCATTCCTCCAACAATATCTTGAACTTCTTCATCGGATAGTTGAGTATTAGTATCGGTAGCAGATATGGTACCGTCACCACCTATGGTAACATTGGTTCCAGCCGTTAGTGCGGCTACAACATTGGTTGTGTCAGTAACATCAGCGCTTTCCTCGATATTTCCAAGCTTTGTTTTCTCAGCATCTGTAAAGGCATTCGTGTCTGTCTCTCCTTCATACGCTGTTTTGATTTCGGCTCCAGTCTGGTCTGCAGTAGCACCAGATTCTATTCCGTCAAGCTTTGTTTTTAAAGCATTGAGTTCCGATCCCGTTACAGTTGTATCAAGAGAGGATAGGGCATCGCCGGGTTGTGTAGCCGAATCGGCAAGTGCACCTTGAGCCGACGTTGCATAATCACTTGAATCAAAAGCCTTAACTTGATCTAGGTTCGTTACTTCCGAATCCATTAAGGCTCCGGCAGCCGTAACGTTGGTGGTATCAGTTACATCCGCATTAGCTTCAATCCCATCCACCTTGGTTTTTATCGCATCGAGCTGCGCTCCTGTCGTCGTAACATCGGACAAGCTGGCAAGTGATTCACCTGTAATGTCTGTAAGGTAGCTACCCAAATCGGAAATATCCGCTTCAACCAACGTGCGAGATTCAAAGTCAACACCGTCCGCAATCAGCACATTCCGATTGGTCGCGGTGCTGGTGTTAACATCGGAAAGATCGGAAAGTTGAGTAGCTCCAGAAGGTAGATTGGTCAGTTGCGAGGCGTCTACCGCGGGGAGTCTGGCCGATCCGTCCAGTTGAACAATCTCATTGGCTGACGTTCCTACATCAAGACTTGCGGCGGTTCCCAAATCACCAGGTTGCGTTGCCGAATCAGCAAGTGTCCCTTGAGCGGAAGTTGCATAATCGCTGGAATCAAAAGATTTAACTTGATCTAGGTTCGTGACTTCCGAATCCATTAAGGCTCCGGCAGCCGTGACATTATCCGTATCGGTAACGTCAGCTCCAGATTCAATGCCATCTAGTTTGGTGTGATCGGCGGTGGTAAAGTTTTCATCGGTTTGTGATGCAACCGAAAAATCCAGTGTTCCATTAACATCTTGGTAAGTAACAGTAATACCGGTTTGTGTATTACCGCTAACCATACCACCCACGATATCTTGAACTTCTTCGTCGGAAAGTTCGGTACCAGTACCAGTAGAAGAGATAGTGCCGTCACCTGCAATAGTAATATTAGTTCCAGCGCTTAAAGCCGCAACAACATTGGCTGTGTCAGTAACATCAGCCGAGGCCTCTATTCCGTCTAGTTTCGTTTTATCACCATCAACGAAAGCTCCTTCTGATGGTTCCAGTTGATAAGCCGATAAATCCTGATCACCAGTATTTGTTCCACTGGTATTTCCAATAACAAACTTTTCGTCATCGGTTACATAATTATCATCTGCCCCGAGAGCTGGTGCATAATCAGCAGGATCAAATGATTTAACATCAGCCAGGTTCGTAACTTCGCTATCCATAAGCGCGCCTGCAGCGCTTACGTTGGCGGTGTCAGTAACATCTGCACCAGTCTCAATGCCATCAAGCTTGGTATGATCCGCATCGGTAAAGGCATTTGTATCCGCTTCCCCTTCATACAGAGACTTAATTTCCGCTCCGGTTTGATCTGCTGTAGCTCCGGTTTCTATTCCATCAAGCTTAGCACCATCAACAGAAAGGTCGCGACCATCGACCGTTTCTGAACCGGACATTGTAATGTTACCGGTCATGGTTCCACCAGCAAGAGGTAACTTAGTCGCAATATTATTTGTTACGGTTGTGGAAAAGTTAGCGTCATCTCCAAGCGCACTTGCAAGTTCGTTTAGCGTATCAAGCGTACCTGGCGCCGAATCAACTAGATTGGAAACCTCGGTATCAACATAAGTTTCGGTCGCGTAACTAGGGTCAGATGAAGGAACCCAAGCTGGGGTAACATCCGCTCCGTCTTCTATCCCGTCAAGCTTGGTATGATCGGCCGTGGTAAAGTTCTCGTCTGTTTGAGAAGTTACCGAAAAATCAAGTGTTCCATCGGCATCTTGATAAGTAACGGTAATGCCGGTTTCGCTATTGCCCGTAACCATTCCTCCAACAATATCTTGAACTTCTTCGTTAGATAGTTGGGTATTATCGTTGGTATCAGTAGAAGAGATGGTACCGTCGCTGTCTATTGTAATATTAGAACCGGCGGTAAGGGAAGACACAACATTATCCGTATCAGTAACATCAGCACCAGCCTCAATGCCATCTAGCTTGGTATGATCGGCATCAGTAAAGACATTGGAATCAGTGGCAGAATCAACAAGTGATTTAATTTCATCGGCCGATTGATCGGCAGTAGCGCCTGATTCAATACCATCAAGTTTCGTTTTATCACCGTCAACGAAAGCTCCTTCTGATGGTTCTAGTTGATAAGCCGATAAATCCTGATCACCAGTATTTGTTCCACTGGTATTTCCAATAACAACCTTTTCGTCATCAGTAACATAATTATCATCAGCTCCAAGCGCAGCTGCATAATCGCTGGAATCAAAAGCCTTAACTTGATCGAGGTTCGTGACTTCCGAATCCATTAAGGCTCCGGCAGCCGTGACGTTCGTGGTATCAGTAACATCTGCACCAGCTTCGATACCGTCTAGTTTCGTATGGTCCGCATCGGTAAACGCGTTGGTATCGGCATTATTTTCGTAGGCGGTTTTGATCTCCGCGTCGGTCTGATCGGCAGTAGCGCCATCCTCAATGCCATCTGACTTCGTCTTCAGCGCATCAAGTTCTGCACCGGTGACGGTGGTGTCTAGATCTGTGAGATTATCGACCGGATCAACTGGCACCGGAGTTTCGTTAATTTCGACAACGGTACTACTACTCGATTCGCTTTCGGTAATATCTATGTTGACATTACCCGATCCACCTTCTGTAATATCTATGTTAACGCTATCACTCATCTCGGGTCACGTCCTGTAATACTTCGATCGTGCCTGCGATATAAGTTTTTTTCCGGCCATTTGCATCGGTGAATTCCATATCGTAGAATGATTTGCCTACGGGAAGATCAAGATCGTTACTGGAAGGTATTGAAATTAACCATGTGTCGGCATTATCAATCGAAATGGTAGCGGGACTGTCATCGCTCGAAAGCGATTTAAGAATTGCCCCAGCTCGTTTAGACCTGCGAAAGTGAATTCTAACCGATGCCAAAGCAACAGAAGGAGCGGCAGAGTCCACCGTGATCTGTAATTCCGCAATACCGTCAAAGGTATCGCCGCGGACCATATCAGGAAAATTATAGGTTGATGGTTTCACAGTTTAATCTATATTTGTATTAAAATAGTATTTATCTACTGTAGGATTAATTAGTATTGGTTTTTGTCAAGAATCTCTTTTGAGCGGACAATGATTTTAGCGGTAGCTTCCATACCATCTCTTGAGAATTCCATCTTGCTCCATTTCCGGCCTACTCCAAATCCGGCTCCTTTTTGGGCCTTCTTATACATATCCAGCAGATACTTTTTCTGCTCGTCGGTAAAAGGATCTTCACCCCTTACGTTAAAGATTTTTAGCACTGCTTCTCTGTATAAAGGAAACATTGCTCCTTCTACATCAACTGGTCGCTTCTTATCAACGATTTTGTAATCCCACAAACTATTCAGCGCAATTTGGTCAAGAGAGTTTACTACTCTCATCAGCTCGGAGCTCGCATCAAAAGGCTTCTGGATTTTGGCTGCTTCGGCTACGGTTTTAGTTTTTTTTTGTCTTTCTGAGAGCCAAAGTATTTACCAACAGCCTGATGAATAAGAGTCTTCAAAGGAAGGCCTTCGGTGTCTGCCCCGATGTAGTCGTAGATCATAACAGCAAGGTCATCATCTTTTGTTTTCATCTCATCAAGCTCAACACCTTCAACCCTCAGGCCGCGTTTTTCAGCTTCCTTTTCTGCATTGGCAAAGTCCTTTTTAAAGTCGGACCAAGGATTACCTTTAACATAGCGATCAACTTTCAAAGGTAACCCAGCCTTGGTCAGGACTGTTCGGAATCTTGTAAGCCAAGCAACCAATTGATCATCAGGAACTTTACTAAAGTCGATTGCTTCAGAAAGATCGGCTTCTTCGCTTGTACAACTCGAAGCATTAACCATAGCATCTTCGCGAGTTCCACAATTAGAAGATTTAATATATTCGTAAGAAGCCATCAAGTCATGCTTCTTCATAGACTGCAGATCTTTATACATAGCCATTAGCATGTCTTTCTTTGTTCCCATACCGTCCATACCCTCTTTGGTATTACAGTGAGCAGCTTTGATATACTGATAAGAAGCTTTAAGATCGGCAACCTTCATTGACCTGAGTTCCCGCTTCATCGCGGTGAGTAGCTGTCCCTTTGTTTTCGGGGCAGCCATCTCGTAAGTTTCATTCAAGATTGAATCAAGAGATTGACCAATAATTTCTTCAGCCTCTTCAACTTCAGTTGGGCCGAGGTCAGGAACCGCGATGTCATATGTTTCGTCCACTTCTTTATAAAGCTCATCAAGGGAAGCAAAGATAGTTTCAATCTTTCCAACAAGCTCTTCTTCAATTTCCTCTAGGTCAGACAGAGTATAATAAATCTCGTCTGCCATAGTAACCATATCAGAAAGATTGGCCATTGCCTTAGTAACTTTATCGGCTTCGGCAGGCTTTTCTACTTTTACTGAATCGCTATCAGCTGCTTCAAGTATTGACGATTGCAAATCCTCGTCGCTATATTCTTGGGGTGTTTCGTTAAGGATGTCGTTTAATGATTTCATCTGGTTGTTATTTATCAATTTAGTGCAATTAAGTCTTGTATAAAAGCTTTACCTGTATTTTGTTCGTTTTTGATTGAAACGTAATTGGTAAACCTTTCGGTAATTTCATATTCCTGCTCATCCTTTTTATTAAGGACTCGGTCACCAACGTTTAAAATCTCACCAGCGATATACTTCTCGCGGATTGAAGTTGTCTCAAGTTCAATGTGTTTTCTAAAGTTTGTTGATTCCTTTAAGCCCATTCCCTTGCGAACAGCATTCATTAAATCAGCAACTCCACGGAAGTTCTTTGGCATTCCAAGGGTAAAGGTTTTAAGATCGTTATCAGCAGCAGCTGCGCGCATTTTACTTGCGCTCATAGCCTCTACCGCATCATCAGAATCGGGATCTCTTGCTCCAGCGCTCTTTATTTCAATACCATACTGAAAATCATAGAATCCATGTCGGCCTTCTACGCCATTGTATTTTCCAAGGGTCTGCTTAAATTCGTTAACCCTGTCGCTTCCAACTACAACAATCAATTTATTATACCCATCATCATGAGCTTTACTTGCTGCATTAAAAATGTTCTTGATAGATGGGTCAAGAATAAAACTCCTTCCGTGGTCTGGAAACATCTTCCGGAGGAATTTAATCTTATCTTTATAACTCAAAGGATTTTTCTTTGGGTCGGCCGACTGAGAAGCGTGAATACGGTAATCATTACCTTTAGCAATGGAAGAAACCTTTTTGAATAGTTTCCCGTGACCCACAGTTGGTGGATTAAACCGACCAAAGGTAATCACCAGAGGCTTTACAGTTTCTTCGTTAAATTGTTTAAAGGATTTCATTTTAGTCGGACTTTTTAGCAGCTGCCTTAGCAGCACGCTTGGCTTTATCCTGTTTAATAAGATTTGGTAGCAACTTTTTGGCTAACTTTTTAATTGCCGGGCCTTTTCCCTTCATTCTTTTTTCAATCGAAAGACGCGCAGCATAACTCATATCGTTCTTGCTTTTACCACCTGCAAGCTTCTTAAAGATTATATTTCTTGCAGCACGTTCCGATCTTTTTATATATACATCCCGTGTTGGCTTTCGACGAGCGGCTCTTCTTCGACCCATTTGAATCTTAGCTTTTGCCTTTCTCATCGACGCGCGACGCTTCATACGTTGAGCCGCGGTAAGAGCTTCGCTCAAGTCGTCTTCAGTAAATCCTCGAAGCAATGCGTTATCTTTATTCTTTTCCCACCATTCAGCATCATGAATAAGTGGATTGTTAAACTTCTTGGCCAGTTCGGTTGCAGCGCCAAAGGTGGCGACTCGATACTCTTTTTTCTTTTCGGTATCAAAAACCACCCATTCTCCAGTGCTTTCAAAATATTCTGTATCGCTCATTACTTTTATTTATAAGGTTTAGTGATCCCAGCCTTTTAAGACGTCAGGACTGAAATTGTTGGTAGAGAACTCAAGCCGATCGACAAGTTTAACGGCACCTCCGCTTGTTTTATCAATTGCGACAAACCCTTCTTGGCCAGTTACTTTAAAGCCGTTTCGAGTGCGAATGAATGTATCAATCTTTTTAAGTGAATCGAGCTTTTTGATAATAATAAGCTTGGCAGCTACAATAGCCTTTTGCAGATCGTATATCAAGGCAAGGTTCGTTTTGTTCTGTGGAGAGAAGAACTTCATAAATTCCTCTTCCCGCTTGTTAACGCCTTCTTTTCCTTTATCGCTTTTACGCTTTGCGCGTTCTTTTTCAAATCGCTCTGCAGACCATTTAAGAAGGCCATCAACGTGCTTATTTGAGTCAGCTGGAAGCTCTTCCGACCGGCGAACAAATGTATTGTTATATGTCTCGAGCGTTTGGGCGAGTTGTGGATCTTTCTCAATCGCTTTAAGAGTGGAGCCCGCAATCCTTTGGAAAATCTTACCGGCCCTTGATAGGGCGGCTGTAACTTTTATGGTTTCCTTTGCGTCCATTAATGCGGTGCCAGTAAGATCGGGCGTTTTAGCATCCTGATACCAAACACTTGGAACAGACTTAAGAGAACTAAGATCAATGTTAAATGATGCCGTCATATTCTCGAATGAAGTGCCACTATATGATGTATGAAACACAATACCCATTTTAGAAGCTTTAATCTTCTTACCCCCAGTAGAATCTGCCGGAACAGCGTAAACAATAGTATTGGGTTGGAACGTGATGTGGGGTACACCATTGATTTTCTTACTTTTTAAATCTGATTTGGTGTACATCATATCACCTTGCAAGACGCCTTTGATTCCAAGTTTGGAAAGCTCCTTAAAAGCAACAATAAGCTTTGCCTGAAGATCGCCACTGGTATCGGCCTTAACATCTTCAACTGATTTATATACTTTAGGATCTTTGTTAAAGATTCCTTTTTTAGCAACAAAGAATTGTCCATCGCTTGGATCAATACCAGCAAACACGGCAGGTGCTCCGTCCCATTTGACTGTAACATCAGCACCTCCACCTTTGGTATTACCCGCAAGCATGTCTCTTAATGATCGCAGAGCAAGAATGGCTTCTTTTGCTCCTTTAACTCCGCCGTATATAACGGAATCCTCGATGTGCGTCATGTGGGTATTTTTACCTGTAGCTTCGGCAATGTATTTCTTAAATGATTTCATGTTTTAAATTTGTTATCCACCAAACTCGTGGCCAGCAACGCGTTTCATTTGCTTTGTGTATTCTTTAAAGTCGGGCTTCTTTTTGTAAAGCTTGATTGAAATCTCATCTCGCTCTTTACCTTTAATGCGCCACTTAAATCCCTTTTCAAGATGTTCGGGTTTGGTGGTTTTAACTACCCTGCGCTCGAATCCTTGTTCCCACGTTTCTCCTTTGTACTTACCTTCACCTTCCTGCAGTTGGCTGGCGATCCACTTCTTCGCTATATTATTTTGTGGAGTTGCATTTGCAAACTTTGTCATTTTCTTGTAAGCAGACATTGTAGCCTTTTCAATATTAGACTCTTCTGAGTTGTCTACAATGATAAAGTTGGATCCAAAAAGCGATTGGAATTTACCCAAATTTGTTTGAACTCCATTCCACATGTCTTTAACCTTTTCATCTGGAAGACTGCGGGGTCTTTCACTATTTCGTTTAAGAGCAGTATCAAGATCTGTATTAACAAAGATCATGGATGTATCATAGCCAATCCTTTTTAGCGCTGTTGCTTGCCTTTTTATCTTGGCGTAGTCTTTGCCGGTTCCGTCAATAACAAGTCCAAGTCGTCCCTGGATATATAAACCCATTTGCTTTGCGGTAAGTTCTTTGGCTTTGCCGCGTAGAGCTTGGCCTTGAGGGCTGTATATATTGTCAGGCGTTGCTTCTAATCCAGCTTTGTCCAGAGCCGCTTCAAATTTATCGTCTGAGTTAACAATTTTAAATCCAAGCGATGTCAATGCAGTTTTACCAACCGTAAATGATTTTCCAGAACCTGGCCCACCTGCTAGGAATATCGCCTTAAAGATGGCGGGGTCGTTTACGCCTTCTTCTACGCTTTCCTCAGACTCATTCATACCGGCTCGCTTACCCCAATCTAATGAAGTTTCATCCTTATCAATTGGGCCACCTTTGGCCCATGTATGGCATGATCTTGCAGAGTGGCACTTAAAGTGATGCATCCAACAATAACCAAGAACACCGTCGTCGTCAGAAGTTTCTCCAGGCATACAGTCAAGCATACGGGGAGAGATATCAAATGCAACACAATTGGCACAAACTGATTTCTTCGCGGCTTCAACTGTTGTATCCCAGTACTTCGCAATCTTTTCCCAATAATCACCAGGCTCTTCAACGTTTAACGGGCCATAGTTATATTTCTTTATAGTTGCGTCTCGGTTCTTTGTATTAATTGCAATATCCTGTGTTGCAGGAGGACAAGGTGCCGTTTCTTCATGTTGAACCTCGGCAGAAAGAAGTTGATTAATAACCGATGTCAGCATTGGCTGAGGCAACGCCAAAATCTTTTCTGCAGTTTTAGAAGTAAGGCCGGCAATCTTTATAAGCTTTTGCTTGATTGCCGGAGATGGTGTAATAAGCTTTTCCTCCAAATTAACAGATTCTTTTTTACCTTTATGCTTTGCCCAAAGATCGGCATCTGTTGTCTTTTGAGTTTTACCTCCAGTGATAAAAGAGTTAACACGAGCAAAAGCCCACTGATGCGGAGTGGCACCAGGCCGGTGACCAGTTCTCCATGCGGCTAGTCCGCGGTCATATACTTTCTTTAAGATACCGTATGCGATACCTGTTTCGTCGGACTTCTTTTCCAGACCTTTTATAACCTTTTCTTCCAGTTCTTCTGGAGTTTGGCCGGGTGTAGCTTTTTTATAACTCTTTGCAAGTCCATCGGTTCCCCAACCCTTTGTGTCGGTATCTTCTTTCTTACCATATTTTTTATGATAAGCTTTGGTGTACTTACTTGGTTTGGTCTTTGCCCTTGCGTCACCGGGTGCAGGTTTATAAGCAGCAGGATTGTCATCATCCATTTTCGCTTGCCTATTAAACTGAGCTCTTCGCTTGTCTTTGGTTGAATCCCCAAGACCTGTGCCGTATCCTTTAGCAAGTTTCTTTTCAACTATATTCTTAAAGGAAGGAATACTTTTTTCAATAATCTCTAGAACCAGATCGGTATCACCCGCCTTAAACAGCCGGTGCCATTCCATCTTGGTAATGAAAAGCTCGGTGCCTTCTTTTAATTCAAAGGGAACTTCTTCATCGCGTTGAAAGAACCAGCCCTTTCCTTCAAGTACTTTAACCTGACGGTGTTCTCGATCCCTATGCCAAACAAGCTCGCTGGATTCAACTTCTGCTGAAAAGGTTCTGATCTTTTTTCCTTCTTGGTGCTCGTCTGTATAAGGTTGCATATACCGTTTATCTTGCTGAAGAATCTACCAATTCTGTCTTATTTGTTTTACCGTCGACAGCGTGAATTGCCCAAGTGGGCTTACCTTCTACCTCTTTGTAAGCGGCATTCATACCGCTCCTTGACTTGGGAAAGGCCTTTATGTTTGGAACCTTTTTGTTGCTATCTACAATAACAACCATAT